ATGCTATATGTGATATTAATTGCTGCAATCGTCATATTCTGGTTGATCGCCGTGGATAGACCCGTGTTAAAAGTGAGTTTTGATGACGGCCACTTGAGTAAGGTAAAAGGGCATATACCTCCATCTTTTAAACATAACTTACAAGATATTGGCGAGCATGACCCATTTACTGGTGAACTCAAAGTGTACAACCAACGCTCCGGAATGAGGCTGGTCTTTTCAAAAGACGTACCAAAGAAAGTTCAACAACGAATTCGAAATGTTTTTCCTCATCAAGGTTTCAAAGCCAATAAAGGCAAGAAACAAGCTTAGCCGACATATCAATTACTTATCTACGTTAAACGGGACGCAAAATTGTGTCCCGTTTTAGCATTTGACGCATAAAAAATTACAATCAGTCCATTTATCAAAAATGGATTTACGAATGCGATACGTTGTCACTTTATTTTTATTATTGTTACCCACAGCGTCAACATTGGCCGATGATTCAGAAACAAATCCAGTGGCTAAGAAAATTAAATCGACGCTACAAAAGAAAGTCGATAAGCAGTTCGACCAATATGATGGTTATTGCGATTTAATGATTGAAATGGAACATAAAGGAAAAGTAGCAATAGTAAAACGAGTTACTGGAAGCGGAGATACAAAAGTTTGCCGTTTTGCTCGTTCAAACTTAAAAACCGGTAAGCGATATCGTTACAAACATCCTGAAAAATATATCCGCATACATATAACAACTGGTTCGTGAACCTTCAGCTTACAGTAAGCAAGACCGAGTTATCGCAAATCAATTGGTTTTATAATCCGTAGATAGCAGATAAAAGCAGTATGGAAAGGAATTTCAAAAAAGTTTGATTGGCTTGGAATTTCTGGATTTTCAATGGTTTGTGCCGGATTAGCCTTAGTGATTGCAAGTCCTAAAGAATCACTATATCAGTGCGCATTATGGGCGCTTATGTTGAATGCGATTGCATATGCGTATCCTATAAAATGTCTCTCTTTTGAGGGACAATTCAATGAAGTATCACGAAATGACTAAAAACTATATTTTTCGTGAATTTGAATGTGGTTTAACCGTCGAAGAAGCTGCCAAACTTTGTTTGAAAACTGTGAGAACGGTCAAAGAATGGGATAAGGGGAAATCCATACCGCCAGAGTGTAAACGCCTGATGAGGATGAATAAGGGTAGGGAATTGAGCTCTTGTGAAGATTGGGAAAACTTCATCATGAGGTATGATCGTTTAGAGCTTCCAACAGGACAGTTGGTTACTGCGCAACAAGTATTAATTGGGGTTGCTTTACTCGAGTTAGGAGCGTCAAATGATATAAAGGTTGCTCATCAAATATTGAAGTATGCAAGAGTACTAAAGAGAATCGTGTGATTAAAGGCTCCAGTTGGAGCCTTCATTGTGATGGTATACCATCGATATTCCAAGAACTCTCAATATCTCCTATCAACCTCTTAAGTTTAGTTTCTTCACAAGCAATTGCTGAATTTTCGAGTTCTTTCCACTTATCACTTGATACTTTTCCAGCAAATCTTGAAATATGATTTAATAAATCAGCTTGCTTACTATTTAACTTGGAAACGCCATAATCTGTGAGATTGAGCTGATAAACTTTCATTCTAGTTGTTAGCTCTTCGTTTCGTAATGTTAGCTCTTCAAGTCTATTTGTTTGACTTCTGACCAATTCGTCCAGAGTTTTTATGCGTTCATTAAGGTTCTCTATTTCGTTATTCAAACCTTGATTAAGCATTTTAATTTGATCAATCTCTTCCTCTGACTCTTTCTGGATTCTAGCTGGTACATGCATCAATCTAGCTTCGTTTTCTGCAACTTCAAGATCGAACGATGAGCGCTTTAGTTTCCGAGACAGTCTTTGAGCTTCTACACGACCCTCCAAAAGCTCAAATAATTGCTGTCGGTAAGCATTGATGGTTATAGGGATGTACACTAAGAGCAAAGCGACGAAGAATGGATAAGTTAAATCGGTAACAGATAAGTATTGCTGTTTAATGGCAGTTATTTTAGCCTCAACATCACCTTGAGCCCAAAACAAGTAATAAATCAAATCCCAGTTGTACATTATCAGAGATAAACTATACGCTCCGAGAAAAGGCTGTCTAATTCTATCTTTTGTATGTTCTAAAATAGAGCTTAAAACTTCTTTCATGTAATGGTTTCACTATCGTTATAGGTCACTATACAAAAATTGTTCATCATAGTTGAACTTCTTCTCAATTTATAAATGCACCAAGGTGTAGTAATCAAAAGGCCCCAGTTGGAGCCTTATTTTTCTATTCAACATCTAATGACTCTGGCCAGATAAAGTAAGGACCAAAACGTTTACTGTACTTGAACTCACCACCCAACGATTTTCCTTCTTCGGTTAAAGAATGTTTTCCATCATCGAAAGATAAGTAGCCCTTGCTTACACACATCTGAAGAAAATCATCTGTTTTAATTTTGTGCTTTTTGGCTAGCTTGGATGAAGTTAGCTTGGCTTTTTCTGGTTCTGAGTCTTCACTTTTAGAAGGGTCATTGGTAGATGATGTAACCTTCTCTAATGAAATACGAACCTCATCGCTAATACGAATAATACGTTGTGCTTCCTCATAGGAGTCTTTGTAGACATTAGGGTCTTCGTCACGATCAATAAAGATACCCATTTCGTTATTGTTTACTTGGCTAAACTCATAGAGATTTAAACTTGTAATGATACAAGTACTTTCATTCATGTAGCACTTTGCATGAAGGTTTTTGCAAAAACTGGTACGTACAAAGGAGAGACCTTTCAGCCAGTTAATCTCATCAGGTTGTAGTTCGCTTTTGCCATAGACAATTCTAATATCGATTTTTAACCGGTCTTTATCTTCCAAAAGCTCTCGAATTCGATCATTAAGCTTGAGAAAAGGGCTGATAAGTATCAGTCTTTCCGATGCATTCTTGATAAGCTCTTCAAGATAGTAGTTTGTAGCACTTGTATTTAAAAACTTAGCCATTTCATATCCTTGACATATAAAACCTAGCACATACAGGCTACGACTAAGTACCTGTTTGATCAAGAGTCACAAATGCAAAACACGAAGCATAAGCCTCAAACAATGAGAATCACACTCTTTTGTGGGACTATTCATTTCTTCGCTTACTCTCTTTCAAGTTAATCCATAGTACGCAGTTTGTTTTTTGCTGTTTTTTTTGAGCGGCGTGAGATTAGTGAAAGGTTAAAGCGGCTATTATGAACTTTTACACACATCAAGGAGGTTGAAATGCCGTTATATTACGTAAATAAGAGACCACAGGCTAACGGAGATCATGAAGTGCATAGCGATAGCTGTTTTTACATATCTAAAATTAAGGAAAAGGAATTTTTAGGTCTTTACGATAACTGTGTAGGGGCTGTTGCAAAGGCAAAATCAATCTATAGTAGAGCAAATGGCTGTGCGTTTTGCAGTCCAGCGTGCCATACAGGTTAAACAAAAACTGTATAACTCAAAGGCTTCGAAGAGAGCCTTTGAGTTACTATCTCTATTCTATTCTATTGCTTTCGATAAACTCTTCGAATACTTCTATGTTTTCTCTTGGCAATAGTGAAATTTCTAAGTATTTTAGTATGTTATATTTCTTTACCAATGGCGCCATTTTTTCAGAACCATAACCGCTAATACAATTGTAAAATAGCAGAAGCAACTCGTATCTAGATAGCTGAGCACGCAATAGGTTGGTATAGACAGATTTGTCCGAGATGAAATCAGCACGATCAACTAATTTTAATAGGTTATAAAACGTCCTATAATATTGACCCAAGTCGTCTCCATTTTTTTCGTAAAATTTATTATACTCTTTAACTATACCTTCTAGGTTTCTGCACTCATCATTAAACTCGCTCTTGCGGTCAAAGTCCTGCTGACTCCACGTAGAAAAATAACTCGTAATTAATATTTGATATAACTTTTCTATAGCATCTCTACCCTCATAGCTTCTCCCGTGTAAAGAGCTAAAAACAATATCTCTCCTACAATTGTCAAGAAACTCTAACATCTTAAAAAAAGTATTTTCAAAGCGCTGAATCTGCAGCGTCTCATTTTGAGCTTTCATTTCTTCCTTTTGACCACTTAATTCCTCACGAGTTAAGTTTAATTCTTGCCTTTGTAGAGACAATTCATCACGCTGCATAACAATTGTGATAATCAAACCAGCAAAAGCCAATCCGGAAAAAAGGGATGTCAAAACGCCAAAGCTATCACCAAAAACCCCCGAACTACTTATCGAGAGATTATTGATTGGCCACGTTAAGGCAATCAAAGCCCCTCCATACAATAAAACTGCACAAACCACACCACCAATTAATAACAAGCTCAAACTCTTTATCTTCATAAAATCTCCATACGGGGCAGGATCAACTTTCAACAAAACATATATTTGTCATTAATAAAATTCGATATTTCAATAGTATACGGATTGTTTATTATATGGGATAGCGTATCAACCATTGAAAGTTGGTGGAATTTACCCCCGTAATACAGATTCGGGGGTTTGACCTCCCGCCGCACGTCGCGCAATCGTCCTAGCCCGTCCTCACTTGCTCCGCGCGTCCGTCGGAGAAAACCCAGAAAAGAAGAATAAGCATTGCTCGACACTCGCAAAGCTTTGACGTTGTGAGTATGCAGCGTTCCGGTAGGTTAACGCGCCTTTGGTGTGGATAGTCTCTGCGAGGCTGGTCTAGCAGGAAGGAGGGCGGCAGCATCCAAGTGGCTTTGGGCTGCTAACCGCGCCGATTAAGTGATGAGGCTAGGTTTTGCTAATGCGGGCGGCTTGGTGCCTCGTCGTCGCTCCGCAACTCCTTATCCCTGCGGGGCTGGCACCGTGCCTTTAATTGAAGTAGTCGACCAGTTTGCCTAGGAGGTATCTCGCAAGGTCATACGCGAGCACCACAATGACTGCGTTCACTATCGAGAGATGATCAAACAGCTCGATGATTTCAACCAGCTGTCCATGCGTTACGTATTCATTCATTAGGTTTCGTCTCCACTAAACAAACCGCCAACAGGTTTGAGTTCAATATCTTGCTCTTGTCGTTGCGCATATTGCTCATACGGCGAACACGTGACATAGAAGTTGGATGCGCCGCGAGACAGCTGGACGAGGCAATCGTCCAGATATTCCATCTTGACGCCCAACTTATTTAGGAATCCGTCATCGAGGTAAGTCACACCGCGCGGTGTGACAACCTCAAAATGCACGTTGACGTGTATCGAGGTGGCTTTGTGCCAACGTTCCACGGCAGAGACATAGATACTTTCTGAGTTCGCCAGTGGGAACCAAGCCGGAACGGTGCCTACGTCATGATAAGACTCATTCCCGCAACCAGAACCCGTACAGCCAGAACCACTAGAACCCATGACAGAACCAGGCGAACCACTTTGGCCAGGACGTGCTTGACCTTGCGAAGTCGAAACGCCACTTTGCTGCGAAGTTTGATGAAGCTGCGTTCCTTCCGCAGTTGTCGTCTCAGAATCAGAAACCATACCAATAAGCGCATAAACTAAGTACCCAAATGAAAGCACGACCAGTGCCATAGCTGCTAAGAATTTCGGGTTAAGAAAGATGTTCTTTCCAAGCCCCGACTTGGTGATTTGCCCCGTGACAGTCGAGGCGTAGAGTAGGTGGACATCAAGCGGCACCTTGAGGTTATAAACCACATCGTCTTTGCTTGGTTTGGTGACCGTTCGAGTTGGGTCATGCTCCAAGATGCGCGGTTTGCGGTTGGAAAAGAAGATCCCATCTTTCCCCTTATGTTGCTTGGCCAACTCCGCGACACCTTTTAACTCTTTCGGGATTTGAGCAAAGTCAGGCGTGAGCAACACAATGTCCCAGTTGTAGTGCCGGTGCTCCATAAAGGCGTTGTTAAAGTTCTCGGGATAGATGATGCGTCCTTGCTCATCAAAACGTGTGCGTTGGCAATCGTCTATCTCGCCATTGTCCAAACTGGACGTATCAATCGTTAGCCAACGAGAGTGAAACAGCTCGGAGAATCCTTCCGGTAAGTGAGGCTCAAAGTCAGTAAAAGGGCGCTTGTGTATGTTCGCCATTTTGAAACCTGCATTGACCGAGAAGATTTGCTGACACTCATCAATGAGGATGAATGCCCCAATGGGTGCCCAACAGAAGAAGTATTTCCAAAGCTCGAAGCCTTCAGGATTGCGAGAGCTAATGCGAATGAGCCGAGCCGTATCAGGAAACTTCTCACCAAGGCGTTGTTCAATCACTTCAAGTGGCTGCATGCCATGAATGTTCGTAATGCAAATTCGACCTTCACGCAGTGCAGGCAGTAAGTCAAACCACACGGCGCAAGCCGATTTGTAAGAGCCACCGTGACCGTATCGAAATGAAGTAGCCATTCAATCACCAGTTAAAGAAACGCATAACTAAAGACGTAGCGAACGCATCAAAGATGACACGTAGCCCAGAGGTGACGCCGTATTCGGTCAAGATATAACGGACATCAGAGGGAAGCGCATTAAAGCGGTCTTCGACAAGCGTATAGACGCCATATTCTTCGAGCAGCAGCTGCGCAATCTTGAGTGCGATTTGTATCGAGGCAATCTTGATATCGAGCCATACTGAGATAAGCCACATCGCGCCGTATTCAAACGCGTTCTTTATCCATTCAATCGCCACATCAAAGAAGTCGAGAAAGGTTTGCCCAATGTTGGCAATAAACTCTAATGCTGAGTAGATGTATTCCATGTTATTTACTCCGATTACCAAACAGAACCCAAAGGGCGATTAAGGCACAAATGAACAGCACGACAGGGCGCACGTAGCCCGATACCGCATCAAAACGCTGTAGTCCTGATTCAACGGTTGCGCCTTTGATGTTAAAAGACTTGTCGCTTAATGTGCCGTTGTTGAAGTTGGTGCCGATAGTGATTAAGCCTTTGATGTCGTCCACATAGACTTGGATGGATTCGGCTTTTTCATCTATCGTGGTTTGCAGGTTGGCAAAGTCTTCTGCCGTGAAGATTTCGCCAGTGATAGCGGTGCCCGTAGGTGTGCCAAACTCTGAGCCAGTCAGTAGACCCTCAATCGCATTTAAGCTGCTATCGAGTTCGCCCATGGAATCACCAAGCCCTTTTAAATCGTTACGAATACCAATGGTGGCGTTGGTATTGTTGTTCACTGCCGTAGTGATATCGCCGTTGGCCTGTTGGATGAGTGCCTTGGTGTTGTTATAAATCTTGTTGTCATTGATTTGCTGCTCTTGAATGGCTTGGGTGTTATCGACCAAAGAGCCTTTCACATCAATCACCGCGTTGGTGATGTCAGCGTGTGACTGGTTGATATCGACGTTAAGATCATGAATGCCTTTGTTCACATCCACGTTAAGCCCTTTAATAGCAGAAAGGACTGCCGTGTCTGTCGATTCATCCGTGTCAGGGTCTTCTACGTCCGGTTTATCATCAACGACACCGGGATTGACCGTGTTGGTTGAATCATCGGGTAGGACAGTTGGGTCTTCAATCTCATCGGTTGGGTCATCGGGGTCATGGGTTGGGTCTTCTGGCGTATCCGGTGGAATGATGGGTTCATCAGGCCCATTCACACCCCAGAAAAGTGTGCCACCGTCACACTGACGTCCAGTGTAAGCAAAGCGCAGAGAGCATTGAGAGTCGGGCGTGTACTGTCCATCAGGAACGCCAGTACAAATAATGGTGGATTCGTTTTTGGTCATTTCACATCGAGTCGCACCGTAGTCACCGTAGCACGCGCCCGTCACCAGTTCGCCGTAGACCGCAGGATGCCAATGCAATTTCACCGTATCGCCAATGGACTGTTTGAACTGGCAAGCATCCATACAGGTGCCGTCAGGGTTCTCACCATATTCACAGACCGATTTACAACGTAAGGTGGAGGGATCAAATTCGCTATTTTCTGGACAACGAACCTCGTAATAAGCAAGACCGAGCCCATTATCACAAACCGTTTGATAGGGATAGCGAGCATCAGAATAGGGTGTCTTCTCAAATGTGCATGAGTCGAAATACCCAGTATCCAAAAAACAAGTATTCACCTTGTAAGGGTCAACCCAATCACCTTGAGAGCCACAACCCCTCATTTGCATATAACCAATACGCGCTTCTAAAGCATACGTATGACTACTAGCACACAGAATAACAAGGGCAATAAAAAAACGGAGATAGTGATTCATTGTATAAAACCAATAAAAAAGGGAGCCGAAGCCCCCTTTATCCGTTGATTAGTGAGTATTGATGCCACTCACAAAGCCGTGGAGGAATGCCCCCGCAAAGGCAACACCTAGAACGATAGCGAGAACATCTCCAAGTAAATTACCCGATAAAGGAGGCATAGAGGTGAACCGTTAGCGACGTAAGAAGCCAACAACCATGGTCACACCAAAGCCCAGTGCAGCCATACCAATCAGCCCCGCCACAACCAGTGATACGTTAGCTTGACCACCGGATACCGCAGAGTTGATTGCGCCCGTGATATCGACTTCAGCGAACGCCGGAGAGACAGACGCGACCATAAGAGCAGCGCCAGCTGCGGTCTTTTTGTTTACTACTGCGTGTTTTACGTTATTTACAACAAGTTCTAGTTTTTTCATAAGATTTACCTTTTACTCATAAGGCGAACAACACGACCCACCCAGTGACCAACGACCATGTTGATCAAGAGCACGCCACTGACATACAGGAACAAGTCACCGTTGAAGAGGACTGGCTCCTTATATTCTTGGTAGTCCACCGCCGAAATCAGCACGTATTCTTGGCAATCCGCAACAGGCGTTTTCGTTGCTTTCAAATTGCCATACTGGTTAACGACGGTGACGCATACAGACATTTTTTAGCCTTGAACGGGTTTCATTGAAGCCTCGAAGTGCTTCTTAATTTCTTGGTCGACTGGAATAAGCTCAGTCACGATAGCGCCTGCCAATGGGTCTTCTGGGTTAATCTCCAAGCGCAATTGGTATTCACGGCGAGGAACGAGAGCGCCAGTGCGCTCAAGAAGCAGGGCATATTCATGGTCAATCATCAAAGGTTGATCCCATTGGGGATTCACATCACCGGATTCACCGATAGTGCGGCGTTTGAATTTCTCCGAGTTGATTTCACGTAGAGGTCGTGACACGTTCAGTTGAGCACTGTCGCCACGTGCTGAGTTCCAAGTGATATCCATGCCAAGTACAAAAACGGATTTAGCCATTTGTTAAGTCTCCAATATGTGAGTCACCAACTTGCCGTAGGTATCGGGGAAGGTGAATTTCGTTCCATCACGGACAAGGGAACCGACCACGGTTTCAATGTCGCCCTCATGGAATTCAATAAGTGAATTAAGGATTTTCCCGTACTGGCGGCGCATCCAGTGCGCAGAGGCCAACAGGTCTAACGCCGCGCGTTTAGTCGGGACAGGTTTGGTATTGAATTTCTTTGCAGTAGAAATCGAGGCTGCGAAATCATTGAGCGCGGCATACGCGCCAGCAGGATTCAGCAACACATCAACATTCCATTTTTTAAGCTCGACCTCAGAGCGATACCAGACAAGGCCAGTGTTCGCGAGTTTCTGCTCAAGAGCCTTGTTGTAGATACGCCAGTAAATGCGCGAGGTACGCGAACCAATCGAGTATTGCTCTTTGGTGTAAATCGGTTTGCCGTCTTTGCCGATACTGGCAATGGTCATATCTTCATGAAGCACAGGGCCACGACCACGTTCTGCGGTGCGGAAACAGTCGTCACGCCACGCCTTGTAAGCGTATTCGCAATCAAAAATCCCGTCGTAATCGTCATAGGCCAAGTCAACACGCGCCAAAGTTTGCACACCAAGCACATTGGTCAGCCAGTCATGTAGCGACCACGTAGGACGACGGGCAAATACATGCTTGCATCCCGTTCCGTTGATTTGGAAATGCACCGTGTCATTGTTACCGCCGATACCAACGAAGCCGCAGAAGTCCTCACCATCTGGCGAAGTCAGTTTCATGGATTCGGTGTAGAACTGGAAACCCAAACCGCGAGGCGCAGACAGCGACAAACCAAGCACTTGGTTGGTGAAGATGCGCAAGCAGTCTTCCAAGTAATTGCGATAACAGATATCAAATGCTTTGTTGTACGCATCAATCTCGTCGGAAGTCTGAGCGACCGTCGGATTAAACACAGGTGGAGCAGGGAACTTAGGTGCACAGCAGTGACGCTGTAACAGTCCAGATTTGGCAAAGCCTTTGTATTCCTCATGCTTGTGCAATCGACGAACCGCATCGTGACAATGACGTAAGTCTTTCACAGCAAACGTAAAACACAGGTAATCAATATGAACGCTTTGCTCATCGAAACTTTTAAGGATGTTAGTTGCAGTAGTCATCGAACACCCCCATATTGATACGTTGTTCAACGGTCGTGTTGGTGATGGACACCAACTCATAAGAAGCGAACTGAGACGAAGCCCAAGACTCAAGATGAGACATGGATTTAAGCAAATCCCATTCGTCGCAACCTTTGACCAACACAGACACCGTGTAGTCAGGCAGCAAGTCGTAATAGATGATTTGAGCTTCGTTCATGGATTAAGCCTCTGAACTAGGCTTGGTGACGCTGTCACAGTTTTGATTGTTTTGGTTTTCAATCTGTGAGTTAACGGCGTGAATTAATCGACGAGTCATTTCACAATCAGCCAGTGCACGGTGCGCCGTTAAGTCAGACACATCAACATTCTGTTGAGCGCAAGCGTTGGAAAGTGATTGCCACTTGTAATCTTCATGGTGTTCATTCCAAACACCAAAGAACTCTGCATACCAAAGCATTGCACACTGAGGAACACAGAACTTGAAAAACAAATCGTGAACGGATTGGACGTAAGCAGCGTTACAGTGCTTATCCAAAGATTGGATAATTAAGCGCGTATCAAAATCTGAGTTGTAGATGATGATTGGACGACCGTTAAGAAGCGGAAGAAAATGGTTTGAGAAGACTAAGTGAAAGTCGGGTGCATCCTTAACGTCTTCATCGGTGATGCCATGAATAGCCGTTGCGTCAGCAGGAATCGAACATGTAGGTTTAACAAGTTCGTTCACGATAACTTTGCCAGTGTGAGCACAGATAGCAGTGAACTCAACAATTTCTGCGTCAGCGCCTAAGCCAGTAGTTTCTGTATCGATAATGATCGCATTTTCAGTAGAAAGTTTTTTCAT